TTCATTTGATTTAATTACTGCGCAAATATACTATTTTTTGCCGAATATTTTGTTTAAATTTAAACCAATTCCGACCTGAGCCGCTGGACTTACTAATAAATTCTTATCCATTGACAAGCCAACGCCAAGGTAGGGAACTATCAAAGGAGTTTTTCTGTTCTCTAGATTCTTTATTAATTTGCTTTGTGTATTGTTTAAATTTAAACATGAGCCAAGTGCTAGCTCAGCTGAATAAAGTGCTGTGTCAAGGCTAAAAATGTCCTTTTGGCATTCAATTAGCAGGGTGTCTCGTTTTATTATTGTATTGTGTACATTTCGCCACTTGTTGACTATCTTATCCGCAAATACCTTTTTTTCTTTCCACTCAATTACTTTTACTTCCGTTTCCTTTGTCAGAGTGTCCACTTCCCTCGTGAGGCTTTGGGTCTGGAGCTGGTTTATTAATTGGTTTTTCATGCTTCTTTCCCATAATAGGAATGATAGTAAAATGAAAACTAATATTGCTAGTCCATGCTGCCATTTCATAAGGTTTAAATCTTTACTTTTATACTTCCATTAAATCTATCTACTATCTCTCTAATTTCGTTTTCTGCTTTTTGTAGGCTTTCACTATCTTTAAAAGTGCAATTTATAGCTGGGTCATTTTTAGATATTGTTTCGCTTTCTATTTCGTCTTCAGAATCTTGAATATCCACTACATTTAAACTCTGCACCTCCACTTCCACCTGCTCTATATTTACCCATTCAGTTAGGACTTCTAAGTCTATCGGATTAGAACGCTGGTTATAAACTTTAAGCAATATTTTGACCGCTTCTTTACGGTCTTTTGCATTAATTAGTTGGCAGTCTAATAATTCTGGAATCTTAACGCCTTCGCCTTCCAATTCGATTAAGACTTGGAGTCTCTGATGACCATCTACAACAAAAACGTCTTCACCATTTTGCCAACCGAAAAAAGGCATTGCAAAGTTATTCTCAATTAGTGACTGCTTTAGATATGCAATATTGTAAGGTAGTTTTAAATTATCAGGCTGCAAACTTTGCATTTTTCGCCATTCAATTAATACCTTTTCACCTAATATACTTTTGATTTCCATACTGCAAATATATTAATTTATTTCTAATGTTTTAATTTTTCTATCTAAGTACCAAAGTGCTTTCTTGAGGTCTTCAATTTCTTTTGCCTTGTCTTTTTTTCCTGCTCTCGATATGTATTTTATAGTATTGCCTAGACTAAAATCCAATTCCCACGCCTCAATTACTTTGATAGCCTCATAAGTATTGTTGCCTCCGTAGTGTTCAGGGTGATTTATGCTTTCATTCATTAACTTGTTTTTACTTGTTTTTACTTGTATACAACTTGTTTTTACGCTATATATTTATCCATTTATGTGATTTTTTATTAATTATATTTGATATTGTTTTTCTATTCTCACCTAATAATTCGCCTATTTTTTCATATGTCATATTTTGATTTCGATATTCAATAGCTGCTAATATTTTTTCTTTATCTATTTTGGTATTATTACAGTATTTGCTTTTACACATTGTACACTTTACTCCATTTTTAATACAATGCATTACATTTTCTTTTTGCGTAGCCCATTCTAAATTGTCAACCATATTGTTTTGTTTATTACTGTCAATATGATTTACCGTTAATTTATTATCAGGATTTTCAATAAATGTTTCCGCTACCAATCTATGAACTAATTTTTGATAAGGCTTTTTATCTTTATATAAACCTACAACTAAATATCCATTGTTTGCTAAAGTTGTTTTCATTTGTTTTCCTTTAACTAATCTAGATATTATTTCTTGTTTTTTAGTTCCACCGCTTGTAAATAATGGAAAATCTTGCAACTTATCTAAGCTCCTAATATTACCATAATTACTTACTTCATATAATCCTTCATACCCTAAAATTGGCAAATATTTTTCCATTATCCTATTTTTAAAATTTGTTTTCTATTTTTTCCGTTAGCTTTAAATGAAACGTGAACCCATGCCGGTTCTTTTGATGTGCCATACTCCCAAATAAGTTGGTCAAAATTCAAATTATCTTTAATATATCTGTAAATATCAGCATTTGTAACTCCATTTATAGCTTGTATATCCATAGCCTCACCTGTCATGTGCTGTGAAGTCTTTGAACCGCCAACCGCTGTATTTAATTTTTTGCCACGATAAAAACTTGACAATCTTAATTTTCCATTAAATTGGTCAAAAATAATATCAAAAAAACTAGCTGTATGTTTAATATTATCTAAGTGTTCGTTTTCTGGAGTGTTGTCAATTTTTTTTCTAATAGCAGTTTGACTATGACTGACTTGTTTTAAGTCTAAATATTTACTTATTTTCATTTAAGATTATTTTATTCAAAGTTTAATTCATTGCTCGAGTATATACTAAGGCTTCCCATTATATCTAGGTTATGCTTTTGGAATATTTCGTCAAACAATAAGACCAGTATATTAGTTATGATATTAGCCTGATGGACTTGCTTTATATATTTAGGCATTATATTATCCAACTCCCACAAATCGTATGTCTCACTAAAGGTTAATAAGTACCCTTTATTTTCAAAGTAATCATTCAGAGTATATTCCACTCCATACTTTTTAGCCAACTCCATTATATCTTTAAGCAATTCGGAATCCCTAGACCAATTACGAAGTGAAGTATTAAGCGAATTATTTAGAGACTCGTTCATATTAGAAATTGTGTGTTATTCTTGCAATTTGACCATCTTTTTTATGATGTATAAAGGCTTCTATTGCTACTGGAGCGTGCTGGTAGCCGTTGCGATGGTGCCAACTATCGGCACCGCTTGGACTCCTTAATGTTTCAACAGTTATTCCTATATAGTCTTTGGATATTTTATGGTGAATATGGTGTCCGTAAATATACCGTCTCGTAGTTTTATCCCACATTTTACTCTCTTGAGCTGCAAGGCTTGGCAGCAAATCCATTTTAGCTCCATCCATGTGAGTAGTGGCGATTAGATTATCATGGTATTGAGTGTATTTTCTGTGGCTCATATCACAATTAAAAGTAACATTTTCTGAAAGTCTAAACCATGAATTTATACTATCTAATAAAAAGAATCCGCTCATATAGTCATGATTTGAAGGATTGTAAACCACTTCCACAGGTGCTATCTGCATAAGCGTTTCAATTATTTCGACTAATAACTTTTTAGCCATGATAAAACTATCATACCACATTCCGTTCACGTCTTGTCTAGTTCCGCTCGTAGTTGTGTTTTGCGCATTGTCAACGTGCAATATATCATTCCCTGCTATGAATATAATCTTGTCAAAATTAAAACCTTTAGACTTGCATAAAATGCCGTTTAAACCGTCTAATACTCGCTTAACTGCTATCTGACTATTGTAATCCTCGCCAGTTTCAAATGAAGACGCTATTTTTCCAATATGAATGTCCGCTGGGTCAAATACTAAACAACATGAATCTGTTTTATTTTCGTAATTTATCTTATCATATTTCGGAGAATGCTTATCCATTTCTGCAATAATAACATCTCGCAGCTCTAAGTAATCACTTTCGGTATTTTTTTTAATTGGAGCGTACTGAATCCATTGTTGACCTGTGGTTTTTGAAGTGGATATTTTTGTTATTTCAAAATTGGAGGGTACGTCTATAGGTTCGCTTTGCAATTTCTCAATAGTAGATAAAACATTCCCATTCTTATCTAGTTTCTTTTGTGTTTCTACAAATTTTCTATCACCATTTACCCCTCTCAGTTCATTGATAACGTCATTTTCAGCAAATGAAATCCAATATTTAGCTTGTTTTCTGTTAAATTCATGACCTTTTATTGGCAAGCCTAAATAATTAGCCTCGTAATCACTTAATCTTCTGCATAGTTTATTCATTGCTTACTATTTTGTTTATTACTCCGCCAAAAGTACGCACTATTTTTCTATTTTAGCACGCTATTTAAAAATATACTAATCTTTTAAGCCAGTCATGTCTTTTTTTAACCTAGTAAAGACTCCTATGATTTCTTTTATCAATGTTAATAACGGTTTGTTGCCTAATTTAATAGACGTTTCGTCAATAGATTTAACTTCTATATATATCCAAAGCACCGCCACCGCTTTACTAAATAGCAAATCTATTCCGAACATTGTATTGGAGCTTACTATGACCGTATCTATCGTAAAGGCTAGCAATAAAGAACCCATGTAAAAGAAAGTTTTTATAGCGAGGTTAAATAACTTATTACTTTGAAAGCTATTTATTCCGTTTGTTTTTATTGTAGCGTAAATTGCAAAGATAGTATCTGCAAAGACCGCCATACTTAGTAGTGAAATTATTCCATAAATTGGACTTAGAAAACTCAAAGAAATTATAAAAATTGATTTCAAAAAAGAAATAGGGTCAAAGCTATATAGTTTCATTATTTAATAATTAAAAAGGTCTTTCAATTGGTTTTGGTTCATATTCTATCTGCTCTAAATCTTTTACCCATAGTATGTCTTCATTCTGTGCATTCAATACTTCATATTCACTTATTATCCAATTGTCATTAATATCTTGAATAGGATTAAAATAGGAATTACTAAAATAACGCTTTCCT